CAGCGACAGTTGATGAAGCATTAATGTATACTAATACAATCCGCGTACCATTGAGAATTGATGTATGGGTAAATAAGAGCAACCCTGAAATTATGAAGGCTGAATTTTAATGAAAGTCAAACCAACTCTAAGAGAAGGAGCTAGGTTAGAAATAACATCTGCCGCTGCTAATACAGCAGTTAGAGTGTTAGAGGATATTGTAAATTATCCATTTAGAACTTGCTTACGCTGCGATAATTTTGATGAGAAATCTGAGAATTGTAAATTGTATAATGCAAGACCCCCTGCTAAAATTATAGCATTTGGTTGTGATAGCTTTGATGATAATGAGTGGATACCTTTTTAAATGCCTACACAATCAAAAGGCATTCGCGATAAACGCAAATACATTACTCAACAAATCATAAGCTTAAAAGATGCTGGATTGAGTTGGCGATTGATAGCATTAAAATTTGGCAAAGATAAGAATAATGTGAGACGGTCTTATTTGAGATTTAAAAATGCCTCGCAAACCCTCTAAACCATCCGCTAAACAATCCTCTAAACTATTAGAGGTTGTGAAATTTTTAAATACTGTTGCGAAAGATGAAGGTTCTCCTTCTGAAACTCATATCCTTTTATTCAACAAAACAGCAACCGCATTCAATGGGACGATTGGTGCAGGTTGTATGATTGATGAAGATTTACAAGCCGCGCCTAATGCTCGCATATTTATGAATGCACTTATGAAGTGTGGGGAAAATTATCAACTCACGCAAATAGATCAAAACAAGCTTCAAATTAAATCAGGGCCATTTAAAGCTAACATACCTTGTATTGACCCAACGCTTTTGTATTTTCCAAATCCTGATCCTAATGTTGCTCCTATTACTAATGAATTTAAAACAGCATTAGAACTTGTGGAAAAGGTTAAGCCTGAAAATGGTCAAAGAGTTGTTACGCTGTCTTTCCTATTGAACGGCCCAAGCATCATTTCAACTGACGGTAAGATTTTGATTGAGGCTTGGCATGGATTAAATATGCCTACAAATATCCCGGTGCCAAAAGCTATAATTCCGGTTATCTTAAATACTAAAAATTTGATTGGTCTTGGAATGGGTACGACCACAGTCACTTTCTATTTTGACGATAATAGCTTCATCCGTAGTCAATTGTATGCCGAAGGTTGGCCTGATATTTCCCACATATTAAATTCAAATGGCAATCTTACAGATGTTCCGAAAGACTTTTTCAAAGCTTTAGATACTATTAGTGCATTCTCTGAAAAAGGAATTGTTTATTTTGAAGATGATAAATTACAAAGTCATGAATTTAATGAAAAAGGTGCGGAGTTTGAAGTTGTTGGATTAAAGAAAGGTCCAGCTTATTCTATAAAATATTTAGCTATGCTAAAAGATGTAATTGAGAAAGTAGATTTTTATGCGCCGGGAAATAATAGACGCGGCACCATGTTAATTTTCACTGGTAAAAATTGTCGCGGAATATTAATGGGGTATGGCTAAATGGAAAATGAAGAATTTAAAATAGTAAAATCTATTTCTAATAACGAAGATGATATATTATTAGGAATAATTCAGCTTTATTTAAAAGGTAAACCTTTTGAATTAGATGTAACTTATAATGTAGGAGGATTATACAAAAATAACGTACCACAACCATTATGGAAATCTGATATAAGTCCTCAAACTGAAGATACTAAGCAAGTTGATGTTAAAGATATTCCTATTCCTAATGACACCCTAACTAGTATTTTATTTGACCCTCCATTCATGTTTAATCCGCATGGCACAGCTTTAACTAAAAACGCAGCCAATAAAAGGTATACTATGTTTGAAACATGGGAACAATTGGAATTAACATACATAGGAGCATTAAAAGAATTTCATAGAATTCTAAAGAAAAAAGGTATTGTAGCTTTTAAATGTCAAGATTATACTGATAGCAAAACCACTATGACGCATTGTTATGTTTGGAAATGGGCTATAGAAAATAATTTTTATCCTAAAGATTTATTTATCAGATACAGAGATTATGGACCAGCTTATAATAAAAATTTAAAACAAAAGCACGCTAGAAAATTTCATAGCTATTGGTTTGTATTAGAAAAAATTTAAATGTCCTCACTAATTCAACTCTCATCCCGCGTTCAACTTAAACCCTACCAACCACGCACATTAATCCCGCGCGAATATTTATCGGACGCGGAATTGTTGGCTAATATTGGTGGTACTCTAATTGTTGATACGGAAACTTTCCCGAACTATTTTTTAATCAGCTTTAAATGTGTTAAGACTGGTAAATATCTCCCTATGACTTCTCCTTTCAATGAAAGGAAGCTTTCATGGATTATGCATAACTACACAACTATTTCTTTTAACGGAATCAAGTATGACATTCCGATGATTTGGAAGGCTTTCCAATTACAGGATATCCCGACGCTTCAGCGGTTATCTAATGCTTTAATTTTAGAAGGCTTATGGCACGCTGAAGCACAAAAAGTTTTTGGGTTCAAGATTTACCCAACCCCCCACATTGATCTTATTGAGGTAGCTCCTTTAAAAGGAAGTCTTAAGCTTTATGGTGCTAGATTACATGCGCCGCGACTTCAAGAGCTTCCTTTCCCATTAGACGTTGATTTAACCGATGAACAGAAAACAATTGCTAGGCATTATAATTATAACGACCTTGATACAACTCATTTACTTCTTTCCTTTATGAAAGAACGGATTGAGTTGCGCCAAGCAATGTCAACCGAATATCAAGAAAATCTTTTATCAAAATCAGATGCTCAGATTGCCGAAGTTGTGCTTGTAAAGGAAGTTACAGCTATTAATGGTGTTCGTCCAAAGCGTGTTGATGTTCCAGCCGGATTTACTTTTAATTATGAACCGCCATCTTATCTCAAATATCAAACACCAATTTTACAAGAGCTTTTAGAACGAGTTAAACAAGCCAAATTTATTGTTGGCGATACTGGCAAGGTAAAGCTACCAGATGAATTAAAACAATCTGTTAAACTTGGTGACGGGGAGTATAGATTAGGTATCGGAGGCTTACATAGCTCTGAGGAAAATATCAGCTACGTCGCGACAGCTATTGACTGATGGATAGAACCTTGATACTATGAGGATTATTTTCTCATAGGTTCTGCAAAATGACAATTGGGATTTATGCTATTTTAAATTTAACAAACGGGAAAAGATACATTGGTAAATCTTCTAATATAGAAGCTAGATGGTGGTCTCACAATAACGCTCTAATGAAAGACGAAAAACCTAAAGATTGTAATAGACATTTATTTAATGCAGTTAAAAAGTATGGGCTTCTTAATTTTGAATATGAAATATTAGAAAAATTTGATATTCTAAATGAAGATGTTTTAAAAGAAGCTGAACTAACATGGATGGAGTTTTATCAAAGCTGTGATAGAAAATTTGGTTATAATTTAAGAAAAGATACATTAACTAATTGTATCGTTCATGAAGATACAATAAAATTAATGAAAGAAATATTTAAAGGTAAAAATAATCCTAATTATAATAATAAATGGAGCGATGACCAAAAGAAAAGAATGAGTGAGAAGCAAAAAGAAAGATACAAAACTTTTGTTTATACAGTTGCCCACAGAAAAACCATAGGCGACAGAACTAGAGAAATGTGGAAAGATGACAATCTAAGATCGCAAATGTCTTATAATGTATCTAAGGCAAAAACAACTCATGATTTTTATAAATACGATATGCAGTACAATTTATTAAAAATTTATAGCTCTATCCATGAAATAATTAAAGAAAATCCAACTTATAAATGGCAAAATATATACGCCGCTTGTAATGGGAATAAACCAACTTATATGGGGTTTCAATGGGCACGCCGACCGAAGAACCTTTTTATTTGATTGATAAAGATGTGAGAGGCTACTATCCGAATTTAATCCTAAATTTAAAAATGACCCCTTCGGCCATGGGATCGGCGTTTTTGAAGGTTTATAAAAATATAGTAGATCGTAGAGAAAATGCTAAATTAAATAAAATATTCTCAGTAGATAAAGGTTTAAAAATCGTTGTCAATGGCACTAGTGGGAAATTTAGCGATCCATTCTCGACTTTATATGGGCCAGATTTAACAATTCAAATGACAGTATCAGGGCAATTTACACTTCTGATGCTTATAGAAATGTTTGAGTTAAATGGAATATCTGTCATATCAGCAAATACAGATGGTATAGTCTCAAAAGTACCAAAAAGTAAAAAACCTATAATGGATAAAATTATAAAATATTGGGAAGATATAACAGGACTTGTGACAGAAGAAACTAGATATTCTGCATATTACGCACGAGATTGCAATGCCTACTTCGCTGTCAAAGCTGGCGCTAAATCAATTAAGGATATTAAAGTAAAAGGCCCGTACTCTGAAGTCGGATCGCAAAGCGGTACTCAACTCGACACTAATCCAACGGCTCAAATCTGTACCGATGCGGTTAAGCAATTACTGTTGGATGGAACGGCAATAGAAGAAACCATTTATAATTGTAAAGATTTCACAAGATTTGTAGTCGTGAGACAATGTAAAGCACCGGGAGCGCATAAAGATGGCGAGTATCTTGGGAAAGTAATCCGATGGTATTATTCAACAGATGTTGTAGGCACAATTAATACTGTAGCTGCTAATAATAAGATACCGGATAGCGATGGAGCTAAACCTTGTATGGATATGCCGGAAGAATGGCCTAAAGATGTGGATTACCAATGGTATGTGCAACGCACAATTGAAATATTGTATGAAATCAACTACTTAGAGAAGCCCAAGCAAATGAAATTATTTTAAAAATAGCAGCTTGACGGTAGATTTAAGAGGGGATATAATTAGAAAATCAAATGTAGGAGGTACTCTATGACTGAAGAAAAAGCAAAGGAAACTGTAATTGCTCTTGGCCCTGTATTTATTGGTAAACTGCTAACTTGGAATAAGGCGCCTATTGTTAGATTTATTTACAATGATAAGAAATATGGGAGTATGATTGAAGATTTTACTTCTAAAGAAGCATTTAAAGAATGGCTTAAAACACAACTAATAGAATGGATTGAAAGGATTTAACAAAAAAACCCCCTTTCGGGGGTTTTCTTTTAATTAATCGTCATCCGATCCGGGGAACTATACCCCGCAGCCATTCTACCGCCCGGATTAACGAATATGGCGTTCCCAATAGCCCTCTCATAAGTCCCCCGGTCATCATAGACGGTTGCGGTAGCGCCACCGTTATAGCTAACAACGGTAAAGACGTGGCCCGAGGGTCCGCCCTTACGTACATAACCAACCGCGCCAGCGTGAATACTGGTGCGAGGAAATGCTCTGATCCACTCCACCGCCCGTTTAAGATTGAAACCATTATAGGTGAGGGGCAGACCGGCTTTGCGAGCGGCGGTAACACCGCACCGACACCGCTGGAACCCATCGCACGCCCCACGCCTTTTTATTTTGCGTCGAGCGGAGTAATCTTCATGGAACGTTTGGTAGCCGTCAGAGATTGATGTTTGCGCAATGCTAACTGAGGGAATACCGATGATAGCAAGAACAGCAATGAATGTGGATAGAGCTAATCTCATTGTTGATAAATCCTTTAATTTTTTATCGGCAATGACTATTGGAACTTTAGCTGTTGTAGGTTTGTGCGCTCTTTATATGTATCTTCTAATTCAACTTTAATATCATTTAAACGCTTTTGAATCTCAAAATCAGGGGATTTTCTATTCTGTTCCTCTAATCTGTATTTTTCAGCTTCTAAATTTTGCCTTGTCATTTTATTAATTTGTAAACGTGTATCAAGCAGAGTGACTTGAGTTTGCTTACTTGCTATAGTCGCCAAAGTGAATTTTTTATCAACATAATCTTTAGAGGCGACTTGAGGTAAATCTAGCATTAACCAAAGTGTCATTACGCCTGTGATGACACCTATTCCACCAGTTAAAAATTTAAAAAATAATTTAGCTTCTTCCCACGTCATAATGACCTTTCCTCTATAAATGAAGTCATTATGATTTAAATTTTAAAAAGGGGTTGAGGAAGCACCCCAACCCCTCAATTCTTAGCGGATGAATTTACCCTTTACAACCACGCCATTAACGCGGGGCTTATGATCGCCGGGGCCATCGGCAAGCGGAACACTGGTAACAGCATCGCAGATAGCATTGCCCACAGTAGCAACACTGGAACTAAAGCCAGAATTAAAAATAGCAACTACGCTTGCTAATGCTGGAAGGAAGCCGCAAACCGTAACAGCATAACCTTGAGCTTCTTTAGCCTTCTCAATAGTGGTCTGAGTTGAGGTTGTGATTGTAGTAGCGATTTCTTTAGCTGTAGTACAACCAGCTAAAGCAAATCCAAGCATTCCGAGAATTAAAAATTTCTTCATTGTTTCACCGGAGGTTGAGGTTTGGTTAAACCGTTAATTCCATCGCGAATGACATTAACCACAAGTTTAGCAGCCTGTAAAGCTGCAATAGCCGCAGTAGTATAAGTTGGATTGATCCAAGAACCAGAACAATCAAATGCGCCAGTTGGTAAAGCAGTACAGCCAGACGCCATTAAGATTGCCGTCCCCGCAGCTAACACCAAGCTTAAAATATTAGCCACATTGTGAAATAAATTACTGTTCATATTAGACTTCCTTTATATAGCGTGCCGCAACCCATCCTAAATAAGCTGCATATTGGACATAAAACCATTTAGTATTTCCATTCATGCCTTCATTTAGGATTTTGATTTTAGTCTGCGGCTGAAGTCTAAAAATAATGTCACTAGATGCGCTAGATTTGCTACGCATATTTAAACTATCGTTCTTAGCAACGTCAACAAACCCTTCTCTGATTTTAATTCCAGTGTCGTCATGTTCGCCAGCATGGCCCATATATTCTAACACGCTGTCAATCATTTTATCTTTGTCAACGGCAATGTTCTTACCGGGGCAATCGTGAGTGGTTTTCTTATCTTCTTTGTGAAGCTTAATTCCTATTAGCGGATTAATACCAAGCTTATCGCAAAGGATCGCGGTCAAAGCAATTGTATTTTCTTTTATAAGTTTACCATATCCGCTTTCATCATCTTCCTTAGAAAAGTCTGCAATCATTTCTATACCGATTGCAATACCGTTCCATGAAGGCGAATGAGTACCTTTTTTATTTGGTGGTGTGAATACCCACACTACATCTTGCCAAACAAAAAAATGTGGTCCTGACGACCAACCTTGTTGATCGCGATAAAAGCTTTCTAAGCTTCTAATTCTACTAATACCGGGAGGCGTTAAACCTGATTTCATATCAGATTTAACTTTATCCTCCCATTGAGTGATTGTAGGCAAACCCGTATTATGCCAAACAATTAAAGATGGCTTCCAATCAAAAGTTAACTGATTGATATAAGCTTTTAATTCTGGAATTTTAAAAGCTTTACCTACAATTGGGGTCCAAGTCATATTTTAATTATTTCCTAATATCTTATAATAACAATGCCAGAACCACCAGCGCAGCCGTTCGACCCCACGCCAGCCGTGGCCCCCGCGCCACCACCGCCACCGCCCGTATTGGCCGTACCTGCCACGCAACCACCAGCCGCGAGACTACCAGCACCGCCACCACCTGCGCCGCCCGATCCGGCCGTGCCGCCAGCATAGGTCCCACCACCGCCACCGCCGCCATAAGTGACGCTCGAACCGGAAAGGCTGCTGGCCCTGCCTGCACCGCCACTACCAGCCACAGTGTTCGAGCTTGCCGTGCCTGCTGAAGTGTCACCGCCGCCACCACCACCTGTGTAGTTTGGACTCGCGTTAGTGCCTGCAGAGCCATTGGTGCCGCCAGTACCTGTGCCGCCAGCGGAGTTGTATCCGCCTCCACCACCGCTCGAACCGTTGCCGCCAGCGACAGAAAACGTGCCACCACCGCCACCGCCTGCTGCGGTGGCTACGTTGAAGAAGCTCGCAGTACCGGCAGTACCTGCAACGTTACCGCCGCTTCCCCCGGGACCGCCGCCCCCAACTGTGACTGAGTTTGCGCCACTCACTGAGACGGTGCCTGTCAGGACGCGACCACCACCTCCGCCGCCCATGCCCGCACCTCCACCGCCACCCGTGGCGCTACCACCTCCACCGCCACCACCGCCGACCACAAGATAGTCGACGCTGATCGAACCAGTGCATGTCAGGGTTCCTGACGTAGTGAAGGTATGAATCGTGAACCCCCCACCCGTCGTGATCGTGCCCCCTGTACAGGTGACGGCACCGCTCGGCGCACCAGCACCGGGTCCGGGAAATGGAATGCTGATCGTACCAGCCAAGGCTGAGTTTAATGTTAAAAAGAAAATAACAATATAATTAATTAATTTTAGCATACTAGCGACGGACTTTCCAATTGAGAGTTATGTTGCTAGGAGTTATTGTACTACTTGTATTATTGCAAACTTTAAAATTAACATTATTTGATGTTGGGTAAGATATTATTGAAAGCATGGCTCCCGGAGTATATCCAGTTACGCCAGTGGGGTCACTATTAAAGCTCGCATCTAAAACATCTGTAGTAGCAGTTCCAGTTGCAGATACCGTTACTACAGGAGCGCAAGACGATGCTGATATAGCCGAAGTACCAAGAGCGGCTGTCCCTGTAGCAATGGTATAAGTTACTGTACCACCAGTACCAAAAGATATCGTGCTTCCGTCTGTCCCATTATAAGTCAAAGTGTTATTTTGTGTTATTGTTTTACCATTGGATACAGTCAGAGTGCCTGTAGAGTTTGTTACAGTTAGTCCATTATAAGTTTTATTTGTTAAAGCCTGTGCTGTTGCAAGTAATGCAACGGTATCTGTAGCTGCGGGAAATGTTATAGTTCCACTTGCCGCTGATGATGCTTGTAATTTTGTATTACCACTTAAGGAGCCTGATAAATTTAATCCGACTTGAAAAGTATGAATGCTTAACCAAGTTGGAGATATTGATTGATTTATAGCTGGCGCAGCATCGCTACGCATAGCAGTAGTGGCACTACCATTTATAGCTGTTAGCCCAATCTGATTTGACGGATTAGCAAATCCTGTAACTAAACTAAAGTTTAAATTTGAGCCTATAGTTGGGGAAACTGTGGAAATTCTATATATATAATTTGTTTGGGTTGATCCTTGATTTATATAAATTAAAGTCCCTTGTGTTAATTCAGAAGTTTCATTGAAATCAGTCGCTCTCGTCCAATCGGAATTTGAAACGACATAAATTCCATTTTCTGAAGCTGTGACTTGATCTTTAACTAAAACTCTATCGCCATCAACAACAGAAACACCATCTATTGTCTGTGGGCCAAACAATCCTATATTGGCGGTAGTAGAGGCTTTGACAGGAATTTTAATTGCAGTTGTAGCTTCGCCAAATGAATTAACTGAAACCGTTTGATTATTACAAGTTAAACCAATCCCACAATTTATAATTCTGGTCATTCCACCTAAGCTAGTGACAACAGTATCATTAGATATTGGAGTATCGGGAGTGACTTTAATTATATAATTTAAAGTTAAAGTTGGCTGAACGATGGAGTGAGCAAACCCGCCATTAGCGTTAGAAATTACAGTAGTAACGGTAATTCCGGTTAGAGAAGAACCTGTAGACAAACTACCGACGAATACACCAGTATTACCGCCTCCTACTGGTGTAGGTTGGGCACCGGCCCCCGATGCTACATTTTGAATATGGGTGTGACCCGGATCGGTAACAGTTGAAGCCGCGTTACCTATACTAACTGGTAAATTTGCTTGCGTTAAAGTTGAAGTTTGAGAACCGCCCAAAGCTCCTAAAGCAGCAGGATTAGTTCCATAATAAGCAGTAGTTAATAACCCTCTATCGCTACCTCCCATATTAGGGCGACCAGCCAAAACTACCGACCTTAAATCAGGAACATTAAAGGTTGTTGAACCGTTACCGTTTCCATATGGGAAAAAACGCGCCGTGGCATTTAAAGAAACGTTAGATGGATTATTAAGTGTAACTGAGCCAGAAGTTTTAGAAATGACAGTAGAACCCGGAGGAACACACAAAGCTAATTCGATGGGTGCTCCAATAGGAATTTGAGAAGTATCGGCTAATCCAGTTAATGTATTGCTAGATGCAGTACAGATCACATTGGCTTGTAAAGTTATAGCTGTATAAAATTCAGGATATATGGTACGAGAAATTTCTTGACCATAAGCAAATACATATTGGTTAGGCGCAACTAAACCAGACCAAGGAAGTGTAGTACCAACTAAATTGCCATCTCCAACAGCGGTAGGGGTTGAACCACCACTACCACCGGGTGCTGTGACAGCATCCCAAATCGTATTTCCATTTTTATCTTTGACAAGCTGACGATATAGACCAATTCCATAAATACCACTTCCGCCGGGAGGTTTACCACCGGCGTTTAAAGTGATTGGATTTGTGTAAGGAGTAGTAGCAGCACTTGAATTGTAAATATCTTTAAATGTAGAAGTACCAACCTGATAAAAATAAACTTTTCCACTGGCGAGCGGCTTCCCCGAACTGTCAAAAAATTGTTGAACTGCGTTAGGAAGTAAACTAGCATCTTGACTAAACGCTGGCTTAAAAATTAAAAATCCAAAAATAAAAATACTGAGGAAAAAAATTAAAATGCCGCTGTTCTTTTTCATAATCTTGACAATCCTAATAGCCTTAAGCAATCCAATATTTTTAATATTAGTACCAGCGATATATTTAACGTTTAAATATCATCGTATAATAGTGATGCCTACAATCTTAATTGTAGCTTCTTACTTTTGGTGGAAACTCGAAACTCCTTATTGGTATTTCAAGTTAAGGCTTCTGCACTGGAAGGGACAATTGCAAGCGTTGCTTCATCGTCAATTTACCGGCAGGAACATGACTTTGTAAAGCCTTAATTAAATCTTCGCGTGCTTCGCCAACAGATGACGCGAGATTGGCAATTTCCACATTTGTCTTGCGATCTAAATTTTGACCGATTTTAGTTATTTTGCCGCGCACATAAGGATAAGCTAATCCGCTCATCATTCCCAACGGGAGAGGATTTCCGCCGCTTAAATATTGATTACCGGCTTCCAATGCGACAGGTAACATACTTCTGGTAAAGCTTGGTTCATAATCAGGGCGCACTTTAGTAGCATCGGCACCTAATAAACGCATTGCAGTTTGCGAGTTTTGAAAAAGCTTGGAATTGGTATCAGCAATAGCTTTTTCATCCATCAGCTTTTTAAACATTGTTTCAACTTCTTTTTCACCAAAAAGAAGTTTTAATTTTTCTCTATTAAATTCTACTTGTGGGGTATCTATGCCCTTACGAGCCGCATTTGCAACCGATCCCATTTGTTGGGATACAGCTAAACGCGCGCCTTCTTTAGCAGCTTCTAATTCTTGTGGTGACGCGCTCTTAATCCATTTATCCCAATAAGCCGGATCATCTTCTAAATTACCCAAACGATTTTTAGTTACGAGTTGACCCTTTTTAAAAGCATCCTCAACGTCATTAACATCACGATACTTAGCAAGCGCAGGTTTATAAGTACCATTAGATGCCGCATCAATGGCAGCTACGACTTGATTGCGCACGTCCATTAAAGCTTTACCAAGCTGTCTATCTTGCCCTGTCGAGCTTGATAATAAATCTTCAGCTTTAGCTCTTAATGCCGATTGAAAGCTATGGAGGCTTTGGGCATCCGTTCTTTGTATTTTATCACTAGCTATAAAGTTTTTTACCTTTTTTAATGTTCCTTCAATGTCACCTAACGGCAACGGCTCGCCCATACTGATAACGCTATTAACGCCGGGTTTTAATTTAGCGTCAATGGACGCGACTACCGGAGAAATATCAACCGGACCAGCGTTCGAGATAATGGGATTTATTTCTTTACCAGCCGCTTTAATTTGACCTTTCAAACCATTGACTTTATCAAGAACATTTACAGGAACGCCCATAGCTTCATCTATGGCACCTGTAACCGCATCAAGTTTAGTATCGGAGCGGCCTTTAACAATTTCATCTAAAATGTTGCGAGGTTGACCCGGCTTT